AGCTTTGCTTTATTTTCTATATTGCCACCAAAAATAGTTATGTTTTTATTAAAACTATATTCGCTTTGAAAAGCTGCTTTAACTATTTCGTTGTGTAGAAACGCTATTCTGCTTTCCAGAAATTTTATGTGCTCCGCTTTTCTTCGTTGCTTTTTTAATTTTTGTATTAATGTTCGCATAATTCGTTGATATAATGTGGTCGTACAATTTTTTGCTCATTTTTATTTTTTACTTTATGTTTATCTTGTTCATAATAATTCCAGTATGCAGCTAAGCTACTAGCTTCTTTATATTCGTCAGGCATACATTGAGGAGGCTCGACGAATCCGTTATCAGGCATGCCATCCGGTGGCCACAATAAGACATCACGGCACTTTGCAATACTTAGATGGTGCTTATTGTATCTAGACGTATACTCTTTGCCTAATGCAAGCATGTGATCATACAGCCAATTGTAGTGGTGTATGCTATCGCGTACCCATATGGTACTCGGATGATTAAGGTGCGCTTTTTTGTATGGAACATTATCACCGTTGTTGTATACGTGGTGAGCCGTGCATAGCATTTGCGCTGATTCCAAAATCATTTTGACTTTGTGCTTGTCGTAAAAGAAACTAGCCGCTTTAGCTGGGTCTGGGTGTAAATAAAATATATTCATTAAAATCTTTTGTTGTTAACTCTATTATAATGTTTGTCTAATAACAGGTGAGCGACTTCTTCGCTTATCATATTTTCGTTGTATAGTTTCCATATTAGCTTACTCATATTGTTGTCCGTTTTATATATTCATCTTTGTCTTCCGATTCATACCATTCATCTAAGTGCTTATCAAAATGCATTCTATATTCAAATCCACCATTGAATGTTTCCCCACACCTGCTGCACTTAATGGTTGGTTTACTCATAGTTACGTAGTGTTTTATACAAAGGATGACGATAGCTATTAGCTTTTGTACGCTCAAAATATGTGAACGTAGCACGCTTGCCGATGTAGTCATGTACATTGTCTAGAATGTTACGGCGATCTTGGAAGTTATAGCCTTTGCCGATAGGGCAGCCGAACTCAATGCCGTCGTCGTCGCGCATTAGAAACTTACCGATTAAGCCAGTAAACTTACCTTTACCGGGTACATAGCCTACTATTGTCGCTTCGGTATCGTGAAAGTCTTTAAACTTTTGTAAGTTATAAGAACGTTTACATTCGTAAACACCGTTAAGACGCAAGATCGAGCCTTCGTAGCCTTTAGTTAAGTTTGCATCGTGTAATATATGTGTGTTTAAAGCGCTTTCAACAATATGTGTTGATACATACTTAACACAATAAGAATACAATGGTGCAAGGGATAAAAAGTTCCATCGCTTTTCAAATGTAAGATTAGTATCTACAAAGTCATAGCAATGAAATTGTACGTAAGCTGCTGATTCAACTCTATCGCTAGCTTGTGGCTTAGTCTTACGAACTAATGAGATAATTTTTTCGAAATCATTTTTTAATTCGTGATTGTATAATTCGCCGTCAAGTATAAGTTCAGGGTATTTTTCGAATACTGGTTTTAAGTTTTCAAGTATGTGATCAATGTTTAGCCATGGTTTACCTGTACGCGAGAATGCACCGTCTTTAGAAATTACACAACGTACGCCGTCAAGCTTAGGCTGCATGAATATTTTCTCGGACCAGTCGACAGGTTTTTTGTCTACTTTGTATGCGAGCATTGGTTTTATCATAATTTACTTAATTTATTTTGTATTTTTTGTATTTTATTATTTACTATTGCAGCTTTTTCATACTGCTCGTTTTCTTCATAAGCCGTTAATAACGTCATTAGCCTAGCTAACTCAGCGAGTAACAATTCTTCCTCATTAACAAGTTCAGCATTAGTACCTGCAAACATTTGGTTTACGTCAGTGGTGAACTGCTGATCCCATTCTTTCTGCTTTTCAATTAAGCCGATCATAACGAGGTCAGCAACTCTTACCGCTAACTGTTCAATTTCATCTTCAGTCATTAACCTACTTTATTATATTGCCATTTACCAATTATGTTGGCGTTAATAAATTCACCTTTAGAATTGGCATTAAATAAACCAGCCCAGTAAAATCTAGGTATTCTTTCATAGTCGTACACACCACCACTTTTATAAAATAACGTTAGTCTTTTAGTCACGTTGTTGTACTTTGCACGATGGATGCACTCAGAGTCCACTAGGACTTTTTCAATTATATTGCTCATAGTTTTAATTTATTATATTATCGATTTGTATTCGTATTTAGTTTGTATTCCAGTAATACTCACAGCCATTATCTTTTATAGGCGTGGGCTTAAAGTATGATTGGTATTCAGACGGCTTTGCTGTGAAACGATAGCAAGTATGCTTTGCCTCGCATCCTTCGCCTTCGCACATTGATATATCTGGCATTTCGTGTGTTTTTATAGGCGTTAGCCCGTGTTATTGTCATTAATGATTGCTTTTATAGTCATTGCTTTAATGAAATACTAAACCCACTTTGTGATTTTTACTAAACCACCTTGTAGCCATTAGATCGATACTAGAAGCATCAACATAACCGTTAGATATGAGATCGCTATTACTAGAAAAGATTTTTGTATGTCTATGTTTTCTTTCATTTATTAAATGCTTCTGCTTACCTGAGTCACTAAATATTATATCGTAGTTACTTGGTAATGAGGTCTTTAACATCATATCTACCATATTGGTATAACTGTAAAACCGTACGCTTGGGTTGTGTATAGCAACTTCGATCCACTTTTTTAGATATGCGGGTGAGTAGTAATCTCCGCTATCATGGACTCTGACGTAATCAGGTTTCTTCTTACGTATTTCAGCGTTCATAGCTTCAACAAAGTTGTCAGTCTTTGTTAGTTGATAACGCTTTTCAAACGCCGGTTTTACATTAGACCAGATGTAGGCTCCTTTCTTGGCATAACAGAATTTAACGCATTCGTCAGCCATCGGGCATGTCAACTTACCACTTGCAGATTTATATGCAGGTATACCGAAGTTAAACACACGGAGCCCGAGTTCTTTACTTGTCTTTTTTAATTTACTATTTTGTGTTAGAAGATTCATAGTAGTCAATTATTTTTTCAATATCATTTTCCATATCTACAATTTCTTGCGCTAGCTCGTAAACTTCTTTGAAACCACGTAATTCGTAGGCACTAAATTCATATACGTCACGCTCTTCGATTGCGTACACGCAGTCTTGCATATCTTTTGCCGTGTTTTCGAAGCGGCAATAACTCATATTTGGCATAATTTTAGTATTAATCTAGCAATACCATATAGGCTTCAATATTGTTTTTCTGAAACCAACGTAGTGCTTTGTGAAATTCATTTATTTGTTTATTCGTTACTGTCTTTGGTGCAACTTCCATTACGTATTGGCTACCCATAATAAAATCGTAAATAGATAACTCAATACCGTTTAGTTCGTATGTTTCGCCGCTAAACGGATTTGTTACTATTTCGCCTTTATCGTATATCATACCTTGGAACCATTTAGGCACCGACTGTTTCGTCTTCTGTTTCGTACTCATAACCTTCTTCAATTAGTTCGTTTTCAATTTCTTTTTTCTTATCATTGTAATAGTGATCGTATACTTCTTCAACAACCTCTTGAAAATTATAGTCTTCATCGTCAAGTTGATCGTAGTATATACTAGCGCCATCAATCATAGCGTCAGGCATTTTTTCTAGCCAGTCGTTATCGTAATAGTATATGTCTTCATTAACACTTGGGTTGCGATCATTGTTGGTTGCAATCCATACTTCATAGCCATCAGCAGTTGTTTCGGTATAAAACATCATATCAGGTTGATATGGCCAGTCGCTAGTTATCTTAAAATCAAAGTGATTAGTTATAGTTTTAAGCATATAGTCGTGGTCTAAGTCTTCTCTTTCAAGCACGTTAATTTTACGTAGTCTTTTTTCAATCAATTCGTCAGTTAGTATTTTACTCATAGTCTTTAGATATTAAAATGTTATCGCCGTATTTAAAATCCCAAGCTGAAACTCTAACAATTTCAAGATTAGAAAATGTATATAACGAGCTAACGTCGCTAATTTTTAAGTCACTATAAAATGTAGTGCTTGAAAGCGCTTTGACTATAGAGTCAACACTTGCTTGGTATTTGTCGTTTTGAGGCGAATGCAATGCCTCTTTGATTTCTGGCTTTAGCCTTTCATAAATTGTTAGTCTACTCATAATTGTTATTGTTTATTATATTATCGATTTTTGTTCGTATTCAATTTGTAAATTTTTTAACAGCAGGCATTGCGACTCGGTAACGCTGCACCCTTCTTTTCCAGGCTTGGTACCTACTGTTAATTAGTGGAGGTGGAGAGATTCGAACTCTCTTCCGTAATAGTTCCATATAGGCTTTCTATCACGTCAATACCAGGTCACCCCCGTGTGTGCAGTCATTTCCTAACCGCTTTTCGGTAACCTAAATTAGTTACACTCTAACCGATTCGCAGGTTTGTTATTTATTCGCTGCACATTTGTAACTAGTGAGGAATCGAACCTCATACTCGTCAGTAGTCGTAGTCATTATATGCTCGTGAAAACGTTTACATATTTCAGTACTACACCATACCTAGTCGCCGCTAGCAATTCACTTATGTGTTCATAGTTTTATTCTATAGGAGATTTCGTGAAACGTCTATCCCAAACCTTCAATGAACCTAATTAAGCTACTCGTCTAGCGTCTTCGCCAAGATTTGTGCACTAAAGCACTTAGTTCTTGACTAACTATTTGTATTGTATTGCCGGTTTTATGCTCTATTATTGGTACATAACTGTAATCTTGAACGGTGCTACATGGAACACACGTTTTATACCCATACCCTATCCTAATTGGATGAACTTCATCTCCGCATCTACAATACATAATCTTTTATTTTTTATTTGTTACATATATATTATCGAAAGTTGATCGTATTATATTTGTAAATGTTTTAATACCACTTTCCAGTTAGGAAATTTATCTGTACCGAACTGTATTAACTCACCGTCAAACTCACCTGCACCGTTAGCTGTTCTATCGTCGATCAATATATCGCCACGTAGTAAGTTTTTATGGTTAGACAATATCAACCGCTTATGTGCACAGGGACCTAGGTGTTTGCTTACCCATAATCGTTTATGTGACCATGATCGCGGCATATTCCACGGAGCAGTAGATAAGATATAGACGTCAAGCTCGTCTTTTTGACAAAGCTCTTTAAACGCTTCAATTGCATCTTCTATAGGTTCAGGGTTTTTGAATATATCCTGATGCCACCCACCACATCTTTCGATTTCGGTTTGTAGGTCAACTAACACGCCGTCCATATCTACATATACTACTCTATTCTTCATAATAATCTTTTTTAATTCTCATGTACATTTTCTCGATTGCACGGAACATTACTTCACCGTGTATAGCATTATAATCGTCACCGTCTTGCTCGAAGTCCTCAAGCTGCCAGTCAATACTGTCGTACATTAATTCCATTGAGACGTCCGCAATTCCATCTGCGATCTCGTCAAGTTCTTTCATTCTACCCATATATATAATCTTCCATTGCATTAATGAAGTCTTCACGGTCTATAATTTTTGCATCATAGCAATTTAGGTTATAGATGAAGGCATCGTATACTTCTTTTTTTTCAATCGACACTACTGGCGCAAAGGAATTAACAGCATCGCGATAGATTCTACTTTGAAGCGTGGCAATTTTGTTTTTCTCTTCTTGCATTTCATACCATTTTTTTACTGAATCACTCATTACCATTTAGTTTCTTTAGGCATAGGGCCTACAAATTCATAAAATGCTTTGTGATATTTTGTTATCTTAGCTATCACAAGGTGGCTAAACTTTCTTACTTTTTTCATATTACTTACAATTTTCTTCGTTAAAATCCATTAATCTTCTTACTCGATCGGAATGATTAGGTATTAAATCTCTCACATAGTTATAACCATATTTACTCTTTGGTTTATACCAGTGCTTTCTTTGCCTATTTATTTGGTACATTAATATCTTACCGTTATTGTAGTTGATACCTTTGGTAGATACTCTTACATAACCGCTAGGATAAGTAGCGCCAATTCTTCCATCACTCAATTTAAAATGTAGAGCTCCATCTTTAGTTACTTTAATTAATTTCATAATACTGATTTATCATTAGTTGAAAATGCTTTATGAGCATTGTGTTTAGCGTAGTTAGCTAAGGCTTGACGTGATTGCCACTCACGTTTACGGTACGCTGGATCGGTACACCACTTACGCCAACTTTTCGTTGTTGCATTAGGTTTATACTTATTTTCAAACTCCTCAACTTGCTTGAGTTTCGCTGCTATTTGATCAGCTGGGTAATCTTTAAAGTCTGACATAGGTAAGGCCTTTTAGGTTAAACCATTCTGTTATACCGTCTTGATCTTTGTCTTCGTTGTAAGTGAAGGCAAACGTGTTAGGTAAGTTGCCGATTAAATACGGTTTATATTTTACACCGTCTAGTCTTATTTCTTTTGACTTTAAGAATTTTATTTTCTTCATTGTTATTTATTTTATATTCAATTATATTATCGTTATTAGGTCGTATTACTTTTGTAAATCCCATTTACCATGATAGAAGGTGTGAATGCGATTAGATAAGTTTTGGTCACTCCATAGTTTGGTGTGAGAATACTTTCTACCTTTACTTCCAGCTCCCTTAGCTCTAACTCTAAGACGGAAATATTCTTTCTCCGTTAAACCGCTACATAGATCACCTTGTGTTACTTCTATTCTATGTTTTCTAGCATTCGCTATTCGGGAGGTTTTAACGTACTCACACGCTTCTTTCATTGTCATCATAGTATTCGTTTTAATTGTTCTTTAATTGCTATTATATCTTCATCGCTAACTTCTACTTCTTCGTCACTCTCACGTTCCCATATAACATCATACATAGCGTCGTGAAAATTATTACCTATTATTTCATCTAGGCGATTAGCGATCTCTTTCGTCTCTTCCCAAGTTAGCTTCATAATTATGTATTTATAGTTACTTCAACCCAGCCTTTTTCACTGTGACCGGCGTATACATTTAATCCGTCTTTAGTTAAGATTTCTTCTAATTTATTCGCTGCTCGCCAAAGACTTGGTTCCGGCATTTCATCGTGCTCGTCGTCGTACATTACTTCGCCTCTACACTGGTAGAACACATCATCTACGTCATTCTCTACTAATTCAAAGTCCCAACCGTTTACGGTTATAGTTTCACATAATTCCATAGTTACTCTGTTTTAAAAGTGTTTGGAAATTTTGTTACCATAAACTTCGCTAGACCTAATCCTTCATTAGCACTGTCAGCAATGTGTTTAGCGATACCATCTTGCATTTCGAATAAATCGTCTTGACAATACTGATCACACAGGAAGAATCCGTCTCCCATTAATTCGCATAGTTTATCTATGAACTCCACATTTCTACTCATAATTCTTAATTATTATATTCATTATTTATTAACCACATTAGCTGTGCATACTCTTCATACTCTTGATCAGAGTTAAATTCTTGATATTGTTTCATACTATTATATTATCGTTAGGTGTTCGTATTAAAATTGTATTTTATCTTCAACTTGAGTGATCAAAGAGGCAAATAAGTCTTCCACTGATTCTCCATCTTCTAATGAACATTCGTTAGTTACAAAGTCCAAAACTCGTATAGCAACGTGAGCGAAGCCATTTAGGTCATATAAGTCAACATAGTAGTTGATTGTTTCGTCATTCCAGTAAAACTCTTTCATAGTTATTTAAATTTTGCCGCGACTTCGCGAATTTCTGATTTGTCTTCGCTATCTAACCCGGGAGTTTGGGTAGCGTACATTCTTAATACATAGTGTACAAAGGTACAATCGTTTTCGGTGAGTTCAATATTTCTCATATTATATAGTATTAGTGGTTTGATAAAATTTAATTCTCTCTTCAACTTCTTCTCTAGTTATTTCACCTGACATTTGTTGTAGTATATCGGTGGACATATCTATTTGTTTTCCGTTTTCACAAGTTAATATAAAATTCATAGTTAGTATTTATTTGATTCATATATATTATCGAAATATATTCGTATTTTGTTTGTAAAAAGTATACACTTTGTTTGTGAGTAAAAATAGTAGTACAGGTATTGTACTAAGTCTCTAAGTACCTAAATATTTATTTACCCAAAGAGTGTGACAATAGGGTGTTAATTAAATATAATAAGAAGCTATCGTCGCATACCGATTTGATCTCATTTACCTAATTTTTAACAATGTTATAGGAGGTTGCTATACACCTCAGTGTATTTACCCTGCCCAGTTAAGCCTGCTTCAAAGCCATAGGTTCGGACAGTCACCCGTTGAGGTTGGACTTAGATTACTTTACTTCCTCTAAGTCTATTCTTTCAATTACTGTATTTCTAACAGTTGAAGGCATATCGGTAGATTGAGACCAATAACCTCTTTTGATCCAACAAGGCATGATGTTTAGTTTAGGTAACATTACTTTAAGTACTTCATCATGATTGTAAGTAATCTTTTGATTTTTGTTATTTGTAAAGGTAATGATTTGATTTCTACCCATCCAACTTTTACGGACTACAAAGTTCTTTCTTTCAATTGGTGGAAAGATTTCAGATAGTTCAGACGTAGATAGTTTTGAAATTGATTGTTGTAATTTAGAATTGTTCATAAGATATTTATTTAATTATTATTATTTGTTTGTTACATTTATATTATCGAATACTAGTCGTATAGAGTTTGTAAGTTTTTATTTATATTGTTGTATTAATTTGTTTATATCATTTAGATTTGAAAAGTGGTAATGATAGATAACTTCTTTTGTGTTTGAATTGAATATTGTAAAATCATACATTTTGTGATTAGAGCAATAATAGATTTGAAAGAAAGTTTTGTTTTTAAAGATTGTATTTGGCATTTGATATTTGTTTTTGTTTGTTACACTTATATTATCGTTTATTGATCGTATTAAGTTTGTAGAGTATACTGAGTGCTATACATGCTATACGCGGTATGACGGAGTCTACTCTTCCGATCGTATCACAGGATCAGGCCATGAAGCTGTATGGTTCCGACTTACGAGTAAAGCTCACGCAGTCTAAATGCAATGCAGAACCAGACTGCTAATAGAAATCGTAATAGATGTCCCAGACTTTAGCTTTCTGTTGATCAGTCAGCTTCCAGTAGTTTTCATTGAACAGATTCCATGATATTTTTAAGAGGTCATAAGATTGTGTTGACATAGTTAAAAGGTTTAAAGGTTAATGATTAGTAGCAGATATCGCATGGGATGTTCGGCGCGCCGTTCTGGATCACGTCTACGAACAGCATGACACATGCTACCACTATGAAGGTTGTGATGCCAGCTACGAGTGCTTGACCAGCATACTTTAAGATTACTTGATGGTTGAATTTGTATTTCATATTATTGTTATTATTTGTTACATATATATTATCGTGTACGTATCGTAGTAGGTATGTAAGTACTGTGCATCTGTACTGGTCCTGATGTCTGGTCTGTCGCGCCAGTCAGTCATGATCCTGGTCCTGGTCTGGTCATGATCCTGGTCCTGTGCTGCGGCTCTGGTCCTGGTCCAGCATAAAAGCCTGAATGTTTGCACGGGATCCAGCAGCTGTGTCCTGGTGTAGTAATAATGCTATACGCGTGATCTCGTATCCTCGATCGTAAAACGTGGAAACGTATGGGGGCTGGCTAAAAGAAACGAGTTTGTGAATCAGGGGTGTGCTGTGTATCTGGTAACGTTACATCCAACCTCTATATATCTAACAAAAAATTTTTTACAATATTTTTTTATGACATTAGGTAGTTATATATAATAGTAAGAGGCTAACGTCACTTTTAATAAACCAGAAAACAGCGTAATCATACAAAGTATGGCACAAAATTTATCTCCTACAGCCCGAAGAGCTAAAGCAGCTAGGGACAAGGCATATGCGATGACCCCGGCGAGGAGAAAGAAAAAAGCACATTCACAAAGACAGCGTAGAGCTGACCCGTCTGGAGCAAAAGGCAAGGATTGGGATCACAAGGATAAACGCTGGGAAGCACCTAGTCAAAACCGAGGCAATGATGGTGAAGGAACAAAGAAAGAATCAGGTAAAAACTACAGAATATAGCTAACGCAACAAAAAACTAACCAAATGGCAAGAATAATAACTTACGAAGACGATCCTAATATATCGGACTTAGACAGGCTGATAGGATCAGACGGTAACGATTATAACATAACAAAGAATTTCACTCTTTTGGGTATTGCAGAGTACGTTATTGACGTATTTGTTAATCCAGATGCTACTGATTTCCATATTCCGGTGTTTAATAGCAACGGAACTAGGATAACAGACTCGATAATGCACCAAGATAGCTCGCCTTCTAATGGTGTTCCTGGTACAATCATCACGGTAGATGGTAATTTCAGCGTTGTAGGCAATACAGTGCTTGGTACTACCGTAAATAACACAACTATTGTGCCTTCTACTCTTAGGGTGAGAGGTAAAATGTCGGATAAAAACGATAATCTAGGTGTTGCGAACCAAATATTAATGTCAGATGCGGATGGTTACGTACAATGGGGACCAGAATGCGGGAATGGTTATATATTAGGACAAGGTACTACATATTACTTACCATTATGGACGCCAGATGGTGGAACGTTAGGAGATTCTCTAGTTTATCAGATTGGCGACAACGCTACGCCAGCTACAGAGGTATATTTTAAAGGTGGTTTAGCAAGTGAAGGCTCAAAAGTGGCTAATATTACGGATATCGCACTTGGTAATAAAAATTTCGCCGGTGGCGAGGGCTCTGCAGCATTTAACTTTAGGACATCAGCATTGGGTAATGACTCTTTTGCTTCTGGGCATCGTAGTATCGCGGGTGGACACGGTTCATTAGCTGCTGGTTACGACGCGGGCGCTGGAAACTACGGTTTTGGTTTCTGGACAGCTGATGCTACAGGTACAACTCTTGAGTTAGAGCTTGTAAGTGGTTCAATTAATGCAGGAGACTTTATTGTAGCGAATGTAGAAGCAGATACTTCTATAAAACACGAAATACTTACAGCAACACCAGGGCTTGGAGCACAAGACTATACGATAACAATAGCTCAATCAATAACTGTTAATGCGGACGCATCAGTAGCTATAGAGGAAGCTATCCCAGACAGAGGCAATGAGTTAGGAGCTATCGCTTTAGGGTTCGGTGCGGTGTCTAAAGGAACAGGTAGTGTTGCTATTGGAAGAAAAGCAAATGCCGATGCGGTTAACCAAATTGCTATTGGTAGTGCTTCTAGTACAGTTAAGCTAGACGGCACCACTCAAGACGACACACAAGACAAAGTGTTGGTAATAGATGCGAATACAAGCATCGTAAAATACAGAAGCGCGCTTACGATCTCGCCTGAATTAGGGTGGGACACGGTTGATTATATTGGTGGCAACACAAACTGGATTGTAGACAAGTATAATGGATACATGGAAATTCCCTTTGGTGTTATACCTCCAGCAAAAAGAGAAATACGGCCTTCTAACTTAACAACAGGAGAAGAAGGTTATTTTGTGTTTGTAGCAAACTCTGCGGACATTCCAGCAGACTTCTTAGATTTTACATCGGTAAATAGTGGTAATATAAATAAAGTAAGAACCACATGGTCTGGGAGCGGAACAAGAACATACATACCCAACAATCAAAATGCGGGTAAGTGGGTTACAGGTACAGTTGTTAAGTTTCACTACATTGTCAGAGAAGAAGGTAGCAGCACTACTATATTCTGGGACGCTTGTTGTGAAATTCAAGCTTTAAACGATTGTCCAGTTATATTAAACCCGAATGTTTCGCAAACAATAAATGAAGATCAAACGTTTTCAGGGGGATTGCCTGCGACTGACGGGGACGGCCCATTAGCTTTAGTTTGGAGTATAGTGAGTCAGCCAGATAACGGATCCGTTTCTTTAAACACTGCTACAGGTGACTATACTTATACGCCTAACGCTAATTATTTTGGTGGCGATACTTTCACGTGGCAAGTGTTTGATGGAGGGTGTTATTCAGCGATTGGAAGCGTAAGCTTTACAATAAATGAAGTTGTAGAATTCCCTGCATTTAAAATATCTAATGGATTAGGTAATAACTGTGGCGCAGATGATGCTGCTCCTTTATTTCAAGGAATAGCAGGCGATCCATATACTTGGCTAGGTCATTATTGCGATCCAGATCATGCGGCTGCTGATGTAACCATCACTACCTTCCATGATGTAGGAGGTTCTTGGGTTGCAAATTTACCGGCTAATTGGACTTTTACCAAAGACGACGTAAGCGGCGTAGCAGTAGATTATAGGTTTACATTAAAGTCTTCAAATGTTGCTTCCGGCTTAACGAGGATCAAGTTAGAAATAGAAGATGCCGGCGGAAATGTTGGTACTCCTTATATATTAGAAGTCGGAGCTGCTTTTGATACTTTAACAAAAACAGAAATATTATTAGATTATTCTGGGTCCGCAACTAATACGACCGGAGGTGACTGGATATATCCCGGTGTTACATACGATAATATATGGGACGGTAAGAAATTTGAAAACTTAAGCACAGATACTTATAATGGTCACACAATCTCAGCGACAGCTATAGCTATTAGTGTATTGCCTAGCGGTGGAACCTTAACAGCGCTATATCCTTCAGCTACTTATACAATAAGAAAAATAACTGCTGGGTCTACTAATCCTTTAGAGTTCTATTATACTTTAGAATTAGATAACGGTCCATTAACTACTACAACTAATAATATAGACCCTGGCCTAACTATAGAGTTTGATGCGGCTACTCTAAATACAGCTTTTTCAAAGACAGGAACTGGTAGTCTTATATGGACACTAGAGGTGGAAGATATATTAAGGGCTCCTCTTGCAACTGGCAATATTACTGGTGTATCGCCAACTATAACACCATCAAATCACGATTGCAACGATGGTGGTTTTGCGCTAATAGCTTGGGGTTACGACACTGCCCTCGTATATCACTCTTTTTTATTAAGAAGATACGACGTTGCGAACGCCGGCGGCTTGCCTTATCTACATCAAGGAACACGTGCAAATCAATTCTTTTCTTCTAGGTCATGGTCTCCGCCGTTCGCGTACATATCAACGCCGGCACCAGTTACTGGCCAATGTACCACCCCTACCTCCACCTGGTGGGATAGAAGCGCTAATCTAGGATGGCACATTGCGCCTAGCAATATAGATGAAACTAACGCTGGGGCAATATGGGACAAAGCAAACAATCTCGCTAATTTACCTGGTCAATCAGGTTCAGGGCAAAATAATTATTCCTATATTCCTGCAGGTCAACTCGCTAATTATGACATAACAGACAACTCAACAGCTGGTATATACAGAATGGACACCGCTACGGCTGCAACCATAGCATCTACCATAACAAGCGGTAAAATAAACTTTATGGTTGTTGGTCTTGGTTTTGAAAGCCCAGCGGGTAATGCCTGTGGAGACGCAGCTGGTTTAATATATCAAGCGCATGTACACGGAGATGCGTGCCAAATGAGAATATTTACAGAAAATGCAGCAGGAACAAACCAAATAGAAGTTAAAAGTGGAGTGAACAGTTTCAGAGCTGGGGATGGTCAATACGTCGAACTAGATGTATATGCAACTCCTGGTTCAAACGCAACAGTAGGCACATTTTAATATATGGCAAGAATAAGCACCTATGCACTAGATGCAAAGCCTGAGATTAGTGATAAGGTTATAGGTACAGACAACGGAATCGGGGAAGCTCAGAAAACGAAAAATTATTCCTTGCGGGAAATAATGGCTCTGTTTAATGAGCGTAACCTAGTTGCTGTAGCTGATCAAGTTATATTCAAATTTCAAGAAGACATAATAGAAGGGCGAGAAATTGGTACTATTAGCTTTGAGGCTGGTGGTGGTGATGGAACGCCTATGTCTAATGTTTCGGATATAATAGTTAGCTATAAGAACAGCGGGAATATACTCATTTCAGATTATATAAAAACATTTTTAAATAGAGATATTATCTTAGCTGAGATGGGTAACATAAACAACTTTGTTACATGCAAGCTTGTTGGCATTGAGGAGGACTTTGAAACTGGATTTTTTAAGTTTTCTTTTTTCGTACGAGAAAGCAATGGTAATATAAATGCTGAAAAACATTATATAATAAGTGAATACGCAAAAGGTGGGGATAAGTTCTTTGAACACCCTCAGTCAAATGCAAGCGCATTTTGGGAAATAAAACACGATTTAGACAAAAAACCTTCGGTTACGGTTTCGGCTCCTTTTTCAGATGAAGAGGTAGTCGGCAAAGTAACATATATAGATAATAATAACTTAACAATAACTTTTAACGCCGCATTTTCCGGCAAAGCTTACTTAAACTAACAACCATGGCAGATATTAAATACCTAGTTGGATTAGATGTAGATGGAAACATTAATCTTAACACAAACGAATTACAATTCGCTTCTATACACCCATTAGCGAATAACCCATCAGCACCAGCGCCTTCAATTGGTCAAACCTATTGGAATACCGCTAACGACGAACTAAGGGTATATAACGGATCCGTTTGGATTTCCGTAGGGGCAGACACGAACTACAGTCAATGGCAAATCACTGACGGAAGTCAAACAGATGATGTAACAACTGATCAGGTTGTTAAGTTTGCTGCTAACTCAACCCCTGGAACAGCTGGAACCGCGTTAACAGGAAGCGGGTCAACTGCTGATCCATATTTGGTTACCTTCACATTCCCGAATGATGACACTACGTATTCAGCTGACGTTGGACTAACGTTGACAGGTACTGCGTTCTCAGTAAATGTAGCAGATAGCCAAGCAACACAAGCACCTCAAAGTATAACTACTACTACAAACAGACTGTATCAAGTTGAGACTGATGATACTGATCACCTTGTGGTTAACGTACCGTGGTCAGATAATAACGACGACACAACTTACGACCTATCGGTTGGAGCAGGTGGCGCCAACAGCGCGACAGTAGTGCTAACAGATTCTAACGCGGGTGCCGACAGTGTAATCATATCTGGAACTACAAACGCTATTGACATTGCAGAAAATACAGGGACTAGCACAATAACAATAGATTTAAGTGGTACTATTGATGGGTCTAGAACATTTAGTGACGATGTAACCATCGGAGGCGCGGCTTCTATTGAGGGAACTCTTGATATGAACGACCAACTCATCACGGATGTAGCTGATCCAACTAATGCACAAGACGCTGCTACTAAAGCTTATGTTGATGGTCTAGTTTCAGGCGGCTTAACATTCAAAGGTACTTTTAGAGCTGATACAGGAGCTATACTTTCAGGAAGCAATTCAGGTTCTTTCTTATATAATTGCCCAGGAGGTGCTGGAACTAGAGTTGCAGTTGCTACTGGTGATTACTACTTGGTTGCTACAGCTGGAGGTTCTTTTTACTGTTCTGGAAGCACCTTAGATATTGGAGATTCAATTATAGCTGTAGATGCTGCGGCTGCTGACTCTTCAAACGCAGCTGATTGGTCAATTGTACAGTCTGATGAAGGAGTTGTATCTATATCGGCATCCACAACAGGTGATCTACTTGGAATTAATTTAAGTGCAGCTACTGGATCAGTAGAGGTTGGTCTTGACATCCAAAGCTTAACTTACACAAGTATTGCAGGCTTAGACACAGCTAGTGTAATGATTCCTGTATATGATGGAGATGTAGCGAGCGCAAACAGACATATAGAGTTATCCGAGGTTTTGAGAGCAGGTAGATTCAATACACTTATAGGTAACGGATCGGCTACTACTATAACATTACAAAACTCAGGTGCAACAGGAGCAAATAAAAATCATGGCCTTGGAACTTCTTCCATTGCTTTTATGGTGCAGCTAATTGACGCTTCTACGGGAAAAACAGTTATAGCTGACGTGGATAGAGGCTCTGGCGGTGTGGTTGACATAACGTTTAACACTGCTCCAGCGACTAACTCGATAAGAGTATTGATTAACGATATGAACGCATAAGTTAAAATATAATAAAATTTAATACATGGCTCATAAGCTTTTAACAGACATAGAGGTACAAGGGGAAGGTCTATTTAATGGAGACCTAACCCTTGGAACCGCTTCCACTTTTTCAAAACTAGTCTTCGATACGTCTGGCTTTGATACAGGTGAGATTGAAGTAGGCTCGTTTCAAGCGATGAATATCGACGCTCAAGATGGCGTTTTTGAGCTAATGAGCAACACTTCTAGCCAAAATCATGCTATTGCAGGGACAATGGGTGGCTATGTTACCTTAAACTTTAACGGTGATAAAAAGCTACAAACAGGAAATACTGGTATAAGTATTACTGGGCGGCTAGATGTTAGCGGTGATGCTAGAGTTGTAGGTGCTTTTAGGGATACAGGCAACTCACCAGGTACAAGTGGTCAAGTGTTGTCATCTACGGTTACAGGTACATCTTGGATTACGCCATCTTCTGGTAATGTTTCAGGCACTGGTACTACTAATAACATGACTAAGTGGAGTAACACTACGGGAGGTCTTGCTGACGCGCTGATGACTGATAACGGGTCAACTGTTACTTTATCTACTAACGGGAGCGCTAATACCTTCGATCTATTTCATACCTCAGGGAGCGGAGTAGCTTTAAATATAGAAAAAGGTGGCAATGACGAGGGTTTAATTGTAAATAAAACTAGCGGATCAGGGAACGCTGTATCTATAACTGGTGATAGTTACTTTAACGGCAACGTCGGGATCGGAGAAGAAAACCCTGATACTCTTTTGCATTTATCAGGCAATTCACCAACAATAAAATTAGAAGACGATGTAGCCAGCGACTACTATAACCCTAAAATAGAGTTTTTTGGGTCTGCGAAAGGCGCTGCATTAGAATATATTTCTAATCCTGCGGAGGAAGCGATGCAACTTCAGTATTACTCAATTGGTTCAGGCCAGAGTACTTATTTAAAATTAAAATATGGTCAGGCTGATTTTTCATCAAATGTTACAGGCGGAGCCACTTTAAAAACAGACGGTGTTTTGCAAGTAGCCGGTTCTAATGATTCTTATTTTTCAAATGGTAACGTCGGTATTGGAACGACTAACCCAACTACTAAACTTGAAGTTCAAGATGGATCTATAAAACTAAATAGCACTTCAGGATATCCTTCAACAAATAGCATCCTCGCAACTTGGAATGGCTCGTCAAGTCCACCAATGGGCAACCTATCGTGGCATCAAAATCCCGGGTTTGTTGGATCCGAATGGAGTCATTACAAACAATCATCCCCTTATACGCAGGCTAGAATAAGGCTAATTGGTGATGCTAGTTCCGGCGGAATGTTTGTAAATCTTAATGGTTCAGATGTTTTTACAATCCAAACCTCAACAGGTAATGTTGGGATTGGAACGCCTAGCCCAAGCTCTAATCTTGAAATAAGCGACACAACCCTGGCTGAAACTAGGGTTACCTCATACCCATCAGGTGGTTATGGTGGGCAATCAAATCTATGGTTGAAAACAGGAGTTTATGGAAACTCTCTGATAGCTCTTGGAGATGGTTCTACCGCTGCAACTGCAAAAGCTGGAATACAATGGAACGATTATAATAGCATTCTAACTGTAAAAACAAACTCCAGTGATAGACTAACTATTGACAATGCCGGAGCGGTTCGAGTTGTAGGTAGCGGTTCTGCTGCCGCATTAGAGATTGGAACATATGGGGGTAAAATTAGTAGCAACTATAACACCCTAGAAACTAACGCTAATCTCAAGGTAAACGGAGCTGTTATTGTAAAAGACCTAAACGTGACCCCAACCGGCGCGTATGTCGGAGGGTTAAGGTATAGAACATCAGGAAATAATAGCTACGTAGATATGTGCATGCAAACAGGTACATCTACATACGCGTGGGTTAACATAATAACAAATAGCTGGTAACATGGGAAAAATGATGCAAGCTGACACGTTTCACGGTCAGACAATGTTTTTAAACTGGAGAGGATATCACAGTAGCACAAGTAACGGTGTTTTGTATGACAGTGGATGGAGTACTAATTTAACATATCCGTACGCTACCATTATACCGACATTTAAAGGCTGTGTTAATAAAATAAATGTAACAAATAATCCATACAGTAGTTACACTTCAGGCCCTACAGGTAGTTCTGCTACTATAGCTGTTCTTGTAAACGGGAGCGTGGAGGATGCGATAACGGTGTCTTACACAGCTGGTACAGCTGGAGAAGTAATTAGCTTTGATTTTGACGAAGACGTTGAGTTCAATGCTAACGACAGGGTTCAACTGCAATTTCAAGCAAATGGTTTTTGGAGATATATGAACGTAGGGATACAATTAAAAGAATTAGCTTAAAAATAAATAAATATGATAAATTACGAATGGAACTGCAAAACAGTTGATGTTTACCCACAAGATGGAGAATATACCAACGTGGTATACAACGTGCATTACTATGTACTCGGAGAAGACAGTGAAACCGCATATCAAAGCAACATTATTGGTACTCAAATACTAAATGTTAGTGACATAACAGATTTTAAACCTTTTAATGAATTAACAAATGAAGATGCTGTCGCTTGGTGCAAAGCAGCAATGGGTGAAGAGCAAGTGATTCAAATAGAGGCTACGATCGCAGCTAGTATTGAAGATCAAGTAAACCCATCTTCAGTAACTATGACAATAGAAGATTAAAGTAATACGTAAATACGTAATATATAAAGTATACCACATTAAGTGGAAAACCAAGTAATAACATAAAACCAAAACCAATGACAGTTTATTATTCGACTAATACGTGGGGTAGTCAGCCACAACCAGATCAGAACCGTTTAAAACTATGGGACCACATTGCCGATAAGAAAAATTGGCGGATTGTCCAACTACAAAACGGATATTACCAAACAGAGCACAGCGATTTGCGCAAAGACGGCGAGTGGTGTGATGTAACAAGGCGCGAAACAATAGAAGCGGCAGAAACATCAATTGATAAAACAATAGAACACTATCTAAAAAAGATTGACTTTGTAAACGGACCAAAAGTAGTAAAAACTTTTGATAAATAATTTATTTTTAAAATTTAATTAAATGGAATTTAATAATCCGAGCGAAATAGTAAAAACGCTCACATTTGGCGATGACGCTAAAAAACAAATAATACAGGGTGTTGAAAAATTAGCAAGCGCAGTTAAAAGCACATTAGGTGCTTCAGGTAAATGCGTAATATACGAAGATGCCCTAGGTAGACCGGTGATAACAAAAGACGGAGTAACCGTTGCGGAAAGCGTAGTCTTATTACATCCGGTTGAAAACATAGGAGCAACCTTAATAAAAGAAGCTGCTAGCAACACAGTTAAAGAAGCAGGAGATGGAACAACAACATCTACCGTATTAGCCGATTCATTATTAAAAATTGCAAACAAATACTTAGATGAAGAAAAAGTTAGAGAACTTAAAGCAGGCATTATTAGTGGCGCTGACAAAGTTAAAATATATCTTGATAAGTCCAGTACTCCGGTTGAGGGCGAAATGCTTAAAAATGTTGCTATTATTAGCTGCAACAACGACGAAGAGCTTGGAACCAAAATTGGACAAGCTTACGAAAAAGTTGGAAAAAATGGCGTCGTATTAATGGAGGAGTCTGATACAAATGAAACTTACGTGGAGTTTGTTGATGGCGTACAATTTGACAGCGGTTTAAAATCCGCTCACTTAGCAACAGATAAAAACAAAGGAACAGCTGTTTTAGAAGATCCTTATGTACTTATTGTTTCTTCACCAATACCAAATATAAGAAGAATACAGAACATTCTTGAATTTGTTATTAAAAATAAGAGTAGCTTACTGATAGTAGCCGATGTTGAACAACAGCCTTATGCTACGTTATTAGCTAATAAAGTAAAAGGTAATATTAAAGTCAACATTGTTGACCTACCCGGATTTGGCCCAACCAAACAGCAAACGTTAGAAGATCTAGCAATGCTAACAGGAGCAAAGATCATAAACGAGGAGTTAGGGGACGATTTAGACTTAATAGACCCTAATGTATTAGGGAAGGCGTTTAAAGCTGTTACAGACGATAAAAACACTGTTCTGCAAGTACAAGAAGCCACAGAAGATGTTGCTTTAAGAATAATGGAAGTTGAAAAGCAAATAAACGAAGAAACTAATCCATTCTTTAAAAAGAAACTAGAGCAAAGATTGTCGATGCTAACCGGTCAAGTCGGAATAGTTTATGTAGGAGCAGATTCAAAGGTAGAGCTTAAAGAAAAGAAAGACAGAGTTGAAGATGCCATATATGCGACAAAAGCAGCTTATAAAGAAGGTATTGTAGCAGGAGGCGGTGTAACGCTATTAAATGCTGCAAACAAAATAAAACCTGCTAACAAAGGGGAAGAAGCTTTACTAGAAGCAATAAAAGCTCCATACCATACTATCTTAGATAACGCAGGCATACCTATCACGTATGCTAAAGCTAAAAATAGAGGTATTGATGTTAACACTGGAAAAGAGGTTAATATGATTTCAGCAGGAATAATAGACCCGGTATTAGTTACAAAGTCTGCGTTAAAAAACGCTGTTAGTGTTGTTACAACAATAATTTCAGCTGATTGTGTAATTAGTAATAAAAGATTAGCATAATGAAAGCAATAAATCATTTCGTTATAGTTGATAAAATAAAAGAGGCACCGAAGAAAGTAGGCGGCCTTGAACTTACTGAAAAGCAAAATAAAGACGTACGTTACATAAAAGGTAAAGTAATTAGTGTTGGGGATCAAGTTAGTGAGCTTGTATCAAAAGATGATATAATTAGGTACGACAAGCATGCAGGACACGGGATCGAATGGAACGATAATTTATATTATGTACTAAAAATAACAGATATAGTACTTATAGAATGAGACTAAGTCCCAAAGACCTCCAAACCATGAACCTATTAAAGTATTACAGGCTTATCAGAAGGTGGGCCTGTAAGACTTATAATTTGAAAGACGCTGATCTTGAGTTGTTGATATACTTAGATTGCAAAAAGCTTTTTACACGTAATGATTTTATTAATGGCGTGTACACATATAGCTGGGATAAAAACAGATGGGAGCGGTTGCGTAGAGAAGGTTGGATTGATGTATTTAAAGAACGTAATAGAACAACTTCAAAATACGCTGCATATAAAACGTCAAGCAAGTGTAAACTACTTATTAAAAGAATATACAGAATAATGTTGGCAGAAGAAGATTTACCAACATCTGAAAGAAGTGCGTTTTATAAAAACAAAACATATACTGATAAAGTTTTTAACAAAGCTATTGACGATATGATAAACGATAAAGAAAGATAATATGGGACCAAAAGGAATAGGGCCAAACAAACTTGGCGCAGTAAAAACACCAGCTAAAATATTAGGAGCAATAGCTGGAGCAGTGGCACCGGCATTAATTAAAGGCGCTGCAGGAGCATTAGCTGGAAAGTTAATGGGCGGCAAAAAAGAATAATGGCATTTAAACTAAAGTCTAAAGGAGAAGTATTTGGCATCAACGAAGAGCTATCTGAGTTTGGTAGACCGGTGTTTGAAAAAAACCTAGGCAAAGATGTCATAGCTGAAGCAAACAGAGATGGGACTACTTTCGTAGATAAAAACGCATCGGTAAAAGAAAAGAAAGACGCTATCGAGCATGAGAACGTACATCACGATCAAATGATGCAAAACAGGCTGCAATACAATAACGAAGAGGTTATTTGGAAAAGAGACACGAGATCGCCAGCGAGAAAATATGAAAGAGTCGGCGGAGCGTTGTTTAGCGCTGGGCAAAAACTAGAAGAAGGCCATTCTGATTTTGAGTGGGAAAAAGAAGCTTATAAAAAATAAATAAATGAAAGCAACGCCTATTACACAAAAATGCAAAAGCTCTCCTATGAAGATGAATATGGCTTTAATAGAAGGCAATTCTGTTGTTCACGATAAATTCGAAGATTCAATTGGAGGAATGGTTAGTAGTGCATTAGACAAAGATAAAGCTAAGCAGCAAGAAGTTGCCCCAGAAAAAAAAGCAACTCCAGAGCCTACAAAAGTGGACTATAAAAAAGAATTTAAAAAAATGAGGGAAGATTTAGCTACAAAAGATTTTAGCATAAGTGTTCCTGACATGTCAACAGGAATAAAAAACCTATCCGGATTTTAAAAAAAAACTAACAAAATGAATAAACCAATCACATCAAGAGTACAACACGCCACTGATAAAGGTATGGTACGCCAGCCATTATTAAACATGGGCTCACCTGTTAAGCAGAAAGTTAAACTAGAAAACAAAGCCAAAGAAGTAAACGAGTCTGTTAGAGGAATGGAAGATGGCAAAGTCGGAGTGAGAAACACTTCAACTAGAGTAGAGCCGGATAAACTTGTAAAGGGTAAAGAAATAATGAAAACCGTTAACACAGATACTTATGACGGTTCTGGCGGATACGCTTCTGACAAAGATTGGAATGCGTTCTTAAAAACGCCTAAAGGAAAAGCATATTTAGAGAAAAACACTAAGCAGGTTGGGACAGGAACGTTTGCGCCTGATACTTATACTCCTGGAAAAACATCAACAGTATCTAGTTTTGGTGAATACAAAACGGCACTTTCAGGGGATGCTAAGAAGCCTTGGCACAGACGCCAGGATATGCGAAGCACTAAGTTGTCTACAAGAGGTGTTATAAAAACCCAAGATAAAATTGATAAGCTCAATAGAAAAAAGAACAAACTGGTAGCAAAGTATGACACTGATAAGAATGGTGAATTAGATAATAAGGAAAAATCTAAAGTTAAATCAAAAGGCTTCTTAGGTATTGGTAACGACGCTAGATCACTATCCAGAACAGAAAACAGAATAAAAGCTTATGGAGGACAATTAAAAGGAGCACAAGGGAGCCAAAACGCGTCTGTAAAACAGCAAGAGCAATCTGTTCGATATGGTAATAAAATAAACTTAGGAGAAAGAGATGCTCGTTTAAGTGATATCGGACCAGCTGGAGGCGACAAACAAACGGAAATTTTAAGCAACGCTAAAATGAAGCGTAGCCCGTACAAGATGATGCCTAAGAGTCCAATTATGAAATCATTTAAAAAGTAAACTATGGCTTATGTTCAAAACTCCCCGTTTAAAAAAAGCGGGGCCTGGGCCAGAAAAGAAGGTCAGTCGGAAACAGGCGGGCTCAACCAAAAAGGCGTTGATGCTTACAGGAGAGAAAATCCAGGTTCTAAATTAAAGACAGCCGTTACAACTGATCCTTCTAAATTAAAGAAGGGCAGTAAAGCTGCTAATCGTAGAAAATCATTTTGCGCTAGAATGAGCGGAGTGAAGGGTCCAATGAAGAAACCAAACGGAGAGCCAACAAGAAAGGCTTTAGCGTTAAGAAAATGGAATTGCTAATGGAGATAAAAGGATTAGGGGATACTATAGAGAAATTTACAACAGCAACTGGAATAAAAAAGTTAGCCGATAAAATCCCTGGCGGCTGCGGTTGCAATAAAAGAAAAGAGAAGTTAAATAAATTATTTCCTTATAAGTAATGAAAAAAATTTGGTCATGGCTTACAGGTTCTGTCATAAAAGAAATTGGCGGTATCTTAGATAACTTAACAACAACCAAGGAAGAAAAGCTTGAGGCACAAAGATTAATTACTGAAATATTAGAAAAAGCAGATAAAGAAGCTCAGGAGCAGGTTACTGCCAGGTGGAATGCAGATATGCAATCCGATTCTTTTTTATCGAAAAATATACGCCCAATGGTACTTATATACTTAACGTTTATATTTACTGTTTGTGCGTTCTTTGATGGAAACGTTGGAGAATTTAAAATAGCAGAAGAGTATATCCCAATATTCCAAACTCTTCTTGTTACAGTTTACGGAGCGTACTTTGTCGGTAGGACGTGGGAAAAAGGAAAATCGATAATAAACAATAAAAACAATTAAATTAAATCAAATGAGTAAAGTAAAAGAATTAGTATCGAAGGTTGAAAGTGGTGAATTATCTAACTTGCAAGAGCTTGTTAAAGTTATGAACCAAACACAATTACAAATTGGTGGATTAGAGGCTCAAAAGCACGACTATTTGCATGAGCTAGTAAACATCAAAAACAAATTAAATGAATTCCAAAAGACCCTGGAGGATAAATACGGTAATGTATCTGTAGACATTCAAACAGGGGAAATAAAATCCAATGAGTCTACTACGGAAGATTAGTATTGGAAGGGACTATAAAAATGACGCCATGCACTACGCTGTTGGACAGGGAGTGTATGGTGGTCATACTATAGTTAACATTATAGAGGAAGAAGAAAAGTACTCTATCTATATACAAAAGGGTAACGACATTATACCGTGGAAAGATTTTAATAAGAATATGGCAATAGCTATAGAATATAATATAGACTATTAATGAAAGGGATTTTTGAGTTTGTTGTAAAACCAAAAAGCGAAAGATATAACAATACAAAGACCTTAGGCGATAGCGAACTTATATTAAATACAGAAATGCAAAACCACAATTTTGTATCTCGTATTGGCATAGTCTTAGCTGTCCCCAGCGTAAATGATACTAGTGTTAAGGTTGGTGATGAGGTAATATTGCACCATAATGTTTTTAGAAGATTCAGAGACATACGTGGGGTTGAAAAAAACAGCAAGAGTTATTATAAAGATGATATGTTCTTTGTTGCTGTTGATCAGATTTTCGCTTATAAAGAAGACGGAGAATGGGTGCCTTTAAAAGGTTTTAACTTTATTAAACCTATAAAGGAGAGTAGAATGTTTTCTATAGATTTTGAAAGGCCGCTAATGGGCATACTTAAATATAAAGATGCTAGTCTAAAAGTTATGACCAAAGGAGACTTAGTAGGCTTTAAGCCAGGAGCTGAATATGAATTTTTAATAGATGAAGAAAAATTATATCGTGTTCCTACAAATTTAATTACAATCAAATATGAATATCAAGGAAACGAAGAAGAATATAATCCTAGCTGGGCACAAAGCAGTTGAAGAATTAATTAAAGTAGCAAAAGAAGCTATTGTCGATTCAGATGACGATATATCTGCAGACAGATTAAAAAACGCAGCAGCAACAAAAAAGCTAGCAATATTCGATGCTTTTGAGATATTAAATAGAATTCAAGACGAGGAGAATCTTTTAGAGAATAAACCAAAAGAGGAAATAGAAAAAAAGGCTTTTAGTGGATTTGCTGAAAAAAGATCTAGATAATGTACGAGCAGAATTTATATAGGGTAGAAACGCCTATTAAGCAAAATACAATAACTAGGTTAAACAAATCTAAGAGTTGGAAGTATGGCTACAATAAAGAGCATGACATTGTAGTGATTAGTAAGACCGGAATGATCGGTGAAATATATAACATACAAAATTTTAAGATAGCTTTACCCAAAGCTCCCTCTAAAATTGATAAGTCGGAAAGTAAATGGGTTGCAAGTGATTACCCTAAAGAGCTCAAAGGTATACAAAGTGTTTTTGACTGGCGAGATTACCCGGACGACTTTAAAGAAAAATGGGAACCATATATAGATGAACAATTCAAACGAAGAGACGAAGGCCATTGGTTCAATAATAAGGGCATGGCTACTTACATTACTGGCACTCACTTTATGTACCTGCAGTGGTCCAAGATTGATGTTGGGAAACCAGATTTTAGAGAAGCAAACAGATTATTCTTCATATTCTGGGAGGCTTGTAAGGCCGACTCACGAGCTTATGGAATGTGCTACCTTAAGAACCGTCGTTCAGGATTTTCATTTATGTCTTCAGCAGAGACCGTTAACTTGGCAACAATTACGTCAGATGCACGGTACGGTATCTTGTCTAAGT